CTGGATTATATCCAGTGGCTCCCTGACTAGGGATTCTGACGGTAGCTTGACAAGCACAACACGCATGTGTCTGTGCGACTCTCGCCGGTTCGCCTGCCCTCTCTCCTGGAGCTAAACTAATGTGTGCTCCGTGGGATTGGAAACAAGGCGTATGGTCAAGATAAGCTAAGGACCTATCAGCGGTATGACCGCTTAGCCCCGTTAGTGAGTTACTTTCGCTCACTTTGACCGTCAGTCTCCTTCGCCCTATCTAGCGGAATGCTAGAAGGGAGTCCCCCTTTGGAATCCTTCCATTGGATTCGCATCTATCCTTACTTACCTTAGGACACATCATGGGCTTCTCAATCCCTACAGCCGATGGCGACATCGTGTGGCAATACCATCAGTATAAAAGCTGTGGTGCACACGCTGGGAACTCCTCTTCGCAAAATTGCGGTGTTGGAGCTCATGCCTGGGCGGTAGCAACTCTCTCCGCCGCTATGCCGGCCTCTGGCACACAGGATAAAACCGTGTGGGTCAACGGCACTATTGAAGGCTATAGCGAGAAAAAGAGAAAGGGTGAGTTTATCCCATATACTGCTTATGATGTGTCATCGAGAGAGTGGTTGTATAATCCTCTCTTGGTCAATCCGTCCGACTGTTGGTACTGCGTGGTCAACTATAGATCACGTAACTGCCATGCCGAAGGTACAACAACCGGCATTCAGCAGGTATTGATACCAACAGCATCAGGGGCCACGATGCCAAACCTCGATGCTCTTCTCCAAAGAGCGTGGGGTGAAGCCAAGTCTGGCGCAAGCCAGATTATGGTTGATTTGGCAGAGCGCAAAGAGACGTACGACTTATTGTTAAACGTCCATACCCGTTATAGGGAGCGCTTCAGTAAAATCTCCGAACTTACGCACAAGCGTCTGAAAAAGACAACTGTGAGAGAGCTCCGGAGGTATACTGGCAATGCTCTATCCAAAGCGTCCAAGCTTCTAGGTGAAACCTGGATGGAATACCGCTACGGATGGAGTCCCCTGGTATACTCGTGCCGAGATTTAGCAACTGCATGGGAACATCTTAATGCCACCCCAAAGGATGGCCTTCCCTATATATTGCAGACTGCCTCGGCTAAAGAAGTTTCATCGGGCACCAATACCGGTATGACCGGTGTAACAGTTGGTTGGACAACATCAACACGTTCAACTGACAAGGTCGCTCACTCGGCTAACCACGTGCAACTTATTACCGCACGTGCGAAAGTCGCGTACACGGTGGAACTACGAGAGACTAAAGCTTTCGATACCAACCTCCTTATGTTAGGATGGGAACTGGTCCCCTTAAGCTTTGTCGCGGATTGGCTCTGGAATGTGCCTGATATACTTAAAGCACACTGGCCTGTTTCTTGTATTGGCCAGAGCACAGCATGCGTCTCGACGAAAGTTGAGGACATACTGTTCTTCCAGTTCGGTAACCCGGCAGCGGTAAAGCCATCTATACTTACGTATGGCACATTTACGGGAAAGCAAACTCGCTATACCCGTACGCCGCGGTCAGATGTACCTTTGGTCCTTGAGTATAAGCCCCACATGACGTGGAAGCGAATGCTCGATGCCACTGTCCTTCTGAAAGGATTCACTTCGAAGGGTGTGGCTAAGGTAGCCAAAGCAATTGCCTCTAAAATGAGGTAACCAACTCCCGCAAGGGATTCCAGCGTGATGGTTAGATTCCGGATCGCTTAACTTTCACCTCCTATAGGAGTGTTTTATATGGACATTACCCTCCCCGTCGGCTCTTGGGTTCACCAGAGTGACAAGGACTCCGTTACGTGGGCCATGCCCGCGCATACGGAATCGTCACCGTATTTGGTGATCTTTAAGCGCCGCCCCATGTCTGGGGAAACTGGCCTGTACCAGGTCAAGTGCGTTCGCAGTCATACCAACGCCGATGGTTCTAAGAAAAAGAACCAGATTATCGAGCTTAACTTCCGCAACATTGAGTGGCAAGACGCCACCAACGCGGCCGCGGCTCTTGCCGTAGCCAAGGCCATTATGGCCGACGCGGATCTCGATAGTAAGGCACTCGTCACCTCAGCTCTTCCTTACAGCTGAGAGTGACGATGGACGATTCACGCGGCTCTATTGCGCGTGGGTTAGCCCGATTGGCAACCTGCAGGCTGCTCCCACCTGGAAAAACTAGATGGGTTTGTATTGCAGTCGCGGCGACTTCGATCCTTTTAGGAGTAATACTGTGGACCGAAAACGCAAACGCACCAGCCATTCCGAATCAGTTAATGGAAGGGATGGGGCTGACCTTGGGATACACTTCCAAGAGTCAGTAATATCAGCTGCCTACGAGTCCGCCCAAAGGCATAACCCCGGGCGACGCCTTGTCAAACCTGACAGGTACAACGTCCGGGAATGCAAGCAAGCGGATTTTGACGCGATCTTACATGCGTCAGACGGCCTAACCTCACACGTTGCATTACGTGAGGAACGACAGTTGTATGCTCTTGTCACTAAACACGACAGCTTCTCGCTGTCCGTGTCGAGTGGCCAGCGATGTGCATCTGCTTTAAGTAAATTTGCAGACGTACAACGCAGGAACCGTAGAACACGACGGAGGCTTAAATATTACCTCAGTCGGTGGTCCAGAATGGACCCTACGATTGCAACTGTTCTTGGCACTGCACAGCTAGAGATCTTTAGGCTCCTTGGAGCCGGTCCTACGGATGAGGACTTGTCTCGCTTTGTGCAGGCGAAGCCGTTCGGGCCAGGTGTCATACAGGGCCTCAAAGGCCGTACTTTCGCGTCTAAGTCTGGCCGTAAGCTTTACACGGTCAAAGACACTAACGCATACGGCAAATTAAGCCCTAACAATACCCTGACCACAACAAGCAGCTGTCTCTCGGCGTTTGGCCATGTGCTCCTCAACGGAGCATTTGGTACTTACCTCCTTGACACAGGAATGTGCCTTCGTGGTGAGTTAAAAGAAACGTCAGAGGGTACCGTCGTCCCTAAGGACGCGATCGTCGATCGTTTCATTGCCGTTGAACCGTTGCTCAATGCGATGGCTCAACAGGGGATCGCGGCGATGCTTGAACCCTACCTCCGACGCTGGCAAATTTATCTTGAAAACCAGTATCGGAATAAGGAACTCGCTCGCCGTGCTTCCATTCTCGGGTTCTCACCCGATGGATGGGCTACCATAGACCTTTCTTCGGCATCAGATACTATTGTGTACGAACTTGTACACTATCTAATGCCAAAAGGTTGGTTTGAGCTTCTAAATAAGGCTCGGACCACTGGGGTCGTTATCAATGGGCAGGAAGTTCCCGGTTATTCATCGTTTTGTACGATGGGGAACGCTTTTACCTTCCCGTTGCAATGCCTCATTTTCGGTGCTCTCACCCGTGCATGCATGAAATTGACTAATTGCATGCCAAAAGAGTATCGGGTCTATGGTGATGACATCATTGCGCCCATACCTGCTTCTGCTGTTATTTTGCAGGTGTTGCGGTTCTGTGGCTTCGTGCCAAACATCGAGAAGACGTTCGTCACCGGGTTCTTTCGGGAATCCTGTGGCGGCGATTACCTCGATGGCAAAGATGTCCGACCGGTCTTTATCCGAAGGAGTATGAGTGCAGCTACAACTAGGCACTCGTTCTTTAATCTCCTTCAACGGTCGTCCCCTTGGCATCCTTGTCTGCGCGCTTTACTCGAGGCTGAAAAACGGCCTCTTGTTGGACCCTCGATAAGCGAAGGAGATGCCGAGTCTCGTTGGTACGAGGCCCCAATGCATCTTTGGAGTAAATTTAGGGTATCCTCTGGAAGGAATAAGGAAAACAACTTCCAGTGCGCGGTGTACAAGGTTCCCGGTATGGTTGCATGTCCTAAGAAAATCAAAAGGACCAATGCACCCCGGGCTCTCCTGGCATCCCTTTCTGGGAGTCCTGGAGAGAGGCACGATCTTCGCGGTGTAGTAACTTACCGCGTCAAAGAGGTCACGGTGATTGGCTCGCGCCAATTATCGTGGTACTCGCCATACTGGTTCTAACGCCAGTTTAGCTTGTGGAGGCTCATATTGAGC